GCGTTAAATTGTATGCAGGAGCAGGTGCCGCAACACTACGTTGGACAATTGACACAGATGGACACTTAGTACCGGCAGCCAATTCTACCCAAAACATTGGTAGCTCAAGCAACAGGCTTGGTACATTATATGTAACTGATCTCGTAACAGGTAACCAAGGTGATTTACGCTTTAATGATGCAGACAGCAGTAACTTTGTTGCATTCCAAGCTCCAGCCACAGTGGGTTCAAACATTACTTGGACACTGCCAGCAGAAGATGCAAGTGTAAGCGGTTACGCTCTTGTTAGTGATGCCTCAGGCACACTAAGTTGGGCAGCCGCTGGTGCTACTATTGCTCAAGACGAAGCAACAAATACAAACTTTAACTTGTATTTTGCTTCAGCTACTAGTGGTGCATTAACAGCAGTCAACTATGACACCGGTGTACATTACAATCCAAGCACAGGTACAGTAACATCAGCCGCATTTGCTGGTGCTGTAACTGGTGCTGTAACTGGTGATGTAACTGGTCAACTCACAGCACAAAACATCCAAGTTGGTGTTACAGGTGCGAACGAGATTGATACAACAAGCGGTGGATTAACAATTGATTCAGCAGGCGGAACAGTTACAGTTGACGACAACTTGATTGTTAGCGGTGACTTCACTGTTAACGGTACTACAACAACAATCAATTCAACAACGTTAACAGTTGATGATAAAAACATTGTTCTTGCTTCAGGTGCCGCAGATGCCGCAACTGCAGACGGTGCTGGTATTACAGTCGATGGCGCAAGTGCTACAATTACTTACGCCAACTCAGGCGACAAGTGGGTGCTTAACAAAGCAACCGATGTTTCATCATTGTTAATCAACGGTACTGCTGTTAGTTCAACAGCCGCTGAACTAAACTTAGTTGATACTTCAGTTGCTGATACAGTGGTTAACAGTAAGGCTGTAATTTACAGCTCAGCTGGTAATGTTCGTGTTGCAAGTCTTAACGCAACAGGAACAGTACAAGCAGTACACGGAAACTTTAGTGGTAATGTTACAGCAACTTACTTTGTTGGTACTGCTACTGAATCACTTTACGCTGACTTGGCTGAGAACTATCAAGCAGATGCTAACTATTCAGCAGCCACAGTACTTGAGTTTGGTGGAGCACAAGAAGTAACAACTGCTACAGAAGATTCAAGACGTGTAGCAGGTATTGTTTCAACCAACCCAGCTCACTTGATGAATGGTGGACTAACAGGTTCTAATGTTGTAGCACTGGCACTTATGGGCCGTGTTCCATGTTTAGCAATTGGTCCAGTAGTCAAAGGTGACATGATGGTATCAGCAGGATTTGGTTATGCGAAAGCACACGCCAACCCAGCAACAGGTACTGTGATTGGTAAAGCACTAGAAACACTAGAAGATGGTGTAAAAGCAACCATTGAGGTAGTTGTAGGTAAAGTATAACCTGCAATATCTTAAGCAACACAATAAAGGGACATTTAGGTGTCCCTTTATTTTTGAATAAATATATACACATATTTTTATAGACTTATATTATGCCATTAACTAGACCGCCATTATCATTCTTAAACTCAGACAGCACAGTGTTTAATGACCCACTGTTGGTCCTGCATCAAGGGTCAACATCCAACGACAGTGATGTTGGATTTGTTTTCAACAGAGCAAACGGTTTGGTTTCAAACGTCGCTGTATACTGGAGCGAAACAGACAACTCGTTCTATACAGCATTCACTAACTCAGGCGGTGCGGGAGATGCCAACCTAGTACCAACAAGCTACGCACCAATAACGGTGGGCACACTAAATGCCAACAATGCAGTAGTTACAGGTAACTTAACAGTAAGTGGACTCACCACAACAATAAACACAACAAACAGTACCATATCAGATAGTTTAATAGAATTAAACAGTGGTGCCGGTAGTAATGCGAACGATTTAGGATTTATATTTGAGCGTGGTAGCACAGGCGACAATGCCGCGATCATATGGGACGAAAGCGCAGATGTTTTTGTACTAGGTACCACCACAGCAACAGGTGCAAGCACAGGTGACTTGACCGTATCACAAGTAGGTTTACACGCTGGCAGTATTACAATCAACAGTGCGTACACTTTCCCTACAAGTGACGGTACTGCCGATCAAGTGTTGACTACAAACGGCAGTGGTACACTAAGTTTTGCTACCGCAAGTGGTGGTGGTCTTACTGAAGCAACAGCAATTGAGTATGCAATAGCATTAGGTTAAATACAGTATGATAGGAATTAGAAATGGCATTTAAAAGCGTAGTAACCGGGAACATAGGGACTAGCCCTGCACAGGTGTCTGACACAGTCTCGTCAAGTACAACACACACCATTATTGGTTTTAGTTTATCAAATATACACGCAAATAATATAGCTGTAACAGCAACACTAAGCAAAAGTGGTGGGGCAACAGTAAACATGATCAAAGGCGCAACAATAGCAAGTGGTGGTGCAATAGTAATCGTTGGTGGCGATCAAAAAGTAGTTCTTGAACAGGGCGACACAATAAGTGTTTCTTCTGACACAACCACCAGTACAGATTCTATCATGAGTTACTTGTCATCGTCGACCTAGGATAATCAATGGCATATTTAGGCAACGAACCCGACGTTATAACAACAGCTGAAACAGTTATTAATACAGCTAATGATGGCAATAACGAAACTGTTTTCTTGGTATTCAGCGATACACAAGGGGCTACAACCGCGTTAGAAACTGATGCTAATTTAACATACAACCCAAGTACTGACTTGCTAACTACATCCGGTAACGTAGGTGCTTCACATGTTAACGCAACAGGAACAGTACAAGCAGTACACGGAAACTTTAGTGGTAATGTTACAGCAACATATTTTACAGGTACAGCAACACAAGCATTGTATGCTGACTTGGCTGAAAAATACGTAGCGGATAGCCAATATGACCCAGGAACTGTTATGACAATAGGCGGTCCAAAAGAAGTTACATCCAGCAACAGTTACATGGATCCCACAGTGGCGGGCATAGTCAGTACCAATCCTGCATTTTTAATGAACAAAGACCTAGTGGCAGAAAATGTTGTTGACCTGGCACTAACAGGTCGTGTTCCTTGTAAGGTGCATGGAAAAATACAACGTGGAGACATGATTGTTTCTGGTAATATAGCAGGAGCAGGCACTTCCTGCACAGCACCAAATTTTGGAACAGTGGTAGGCAAAGCACTTGAATCTTATGACTCCGAAACGGTTGGCACTATTGAAGTGATTGCGGGAAGATTATAAATGGCATATATTGGAAATAGAGTAGCAACTTCTGGGACATCAATCAAAGCTGATAAAAGTGCCCCTGCCAATTCATTAAGAGTTAAAAGCAACGGTAACATTGGTGTTGGGGTTGCTGAGCCAAGCTCAAAACTGCATGTAGCTGGTACTGTAACTGCTACGGCATTTGCAGGTGACGGCAGTGCATTAACAGGCATTGAATCCTTACCTGCCGCTATTGATGTTAACGGATCAGCACCAGACGATTCATTGGCAATTGACAGTGCTGGTAAAGTCGGTATCGGTACTACTAGTCCAACTACTAATTTAGTAACCGTTGGTACATCAATGGCTACTAGTCAAGCCTTTGTTGGAAGTGTTGCTGATACTAGTTATTCTGGTGGAATAATTAATCTTAGTAATTCAAGTAGATCTATAGGTATAACGTCTGATCCAACTAATGCAGGTGCTGGTTCAATACTTAATTTTAGTGTTGACGGTACAGAACGTATGCGTATCAACAGCGCTGGCAAAGTCGGTATTGGTACGACTAGTCCTACTACAAGTTTAGAAATAAATGCCGCAAATACATTAGGGTCTACATTTACAGGAACAACTGCTGGTGAGGGCGTTGAAGTTTCGCAAACTAGTTATACTGCTGATAATTACGTTTCTTTAATTGAAGGAAAATATCTAGCAAGTCAAGCCGCTCCGCATGTAAGAATTGGAGCACAGTACACAGGTGGTGGTTCTAAACTGATTTTTGGTACTAGCAACAGTTATGGTAGTGGTATAACTAATTCCGCAATGACAATTGACCCTAGTGGTGATATCACAACCAGCGGTAAAATTACTCCAGGCACATATAGGCCAGGCGAAATTATTGAAACAATTGCTTGTATGTGTGATGGTTCAACTGTATCAGTTCTATCTGGGTCATATACTATTACAAATGTTACTGCCGGACAGGCATCAACAGCCTCACATGTAGTAATGACAGGTAGTTCTGTAGCGTATACCCCACCAGCAGGAACAAAAAGAGTCATATATAGATACAATTTCAAGTGGGATTGTACCGGCTATTCTGGCATTTCACATTTTAAAGTTCAAATAGATGGAACAGATGTTATCCCGTCATCTAGAAACTATTCATCCAACTATGCATCAACAAACTGGCATCATGCGAACTTAGAACTTGGTGTAGAGTGGGTTTTTGATTGCGCCGCCGCAAGCGATGACGCCGCAAACGGAAAGTTTACCAGTTGGACAAGTGCAAAAACAATTAGAGGATTGCATCGGCATTATGGTGGCGGTTATTCTCACACGCTTCATCAAAATGTCTGGTGGGATGGTACTACTGCTTCGGGCACTCGCCTAGCTCCAATTAAACCAATGTTACTGATACAGGCAATAGCATAATGGCAAAACTTATAGAAAACATGACAGACGCAGAAAAAGAAGTAGATAAAAATCGTGCGTTTTCGTATCCATCTATCACAGAACAGTTAGATCTGTTGTGGCATGCTATTGATGCAGACGAAGATCTAAAAGTAAAGTTTGCAGACTTTTATAATGCGATTAAGACAGTGAAAGATAACAATCCAAAATAAATATACTAGCTAACAATAACAACTACATGGAGCTAACAAATGCAAAACTTTTACCAACGTCTGCGAACCACATACACTGGCGAAGAAATTAACGCCACAGCCACATACGAAAACGGCTCCTGGACATACGAAACAGAGACAATTGAACCATCAATACTAGATAACAACAGAACTGGACAACAAGCTGTGGTGCTTGGCAACGGCCTGAGTCGCGGTGATTTTGATATTAACTATATCTTCAAGCAACCAAAATTACAAACATATGGTTGCAATGCCATACACCGAGATGCACACTATGACGTAGACTTTTTGGTAATTAACAACGATAAGATTGCACAAGAACTAGTCGAAACTGGTGGAGCAACGAGAAAAATTGTTTACGCAAACTCGGATCAAATCTTTGATCACCCAGGGGTATTTTATATGATGCCACAGGATCCGCAGTGGAATGCAGGTGCCATGGCAGCTTACATGGCTGCATTTGATGGACACAGCAAAATCTATCTAGTAGGGTTTGATGGACAAGACACACACGGTAACAATAATAATGTCTACACAGGAACTAATGCATATCAAATTGAAGACACAGTGGTTACTGATGATTTCTATGGTCTTGCACTTAAAACACTAATGCAAGCGTACCCGTTAGTAGAGTTTATTCATGTAAACAAAACTGGTAAAGGCAACATACCTGGCGCTTGGAAAGAGTGCTCTAACTTCCGCAGGATCAGTTTTCATCAATTGGTAACAGAGTGTGATCTGTAAAGATTGCCTCCATTATCTTTAATTTTTCCAGTATTACCTTAAAACTAAAAGTACGCCAAACACCCGGGTGCAGAGGCTTCGGGTGATCGGCTATGCTGGTCCATGCATATCCTCTATGTTCGTCGTTCAGTATTGGCACAAACTCTTCTTCTACTGGTATTAAGTATGTGTGATATTCGAAATTATTGGATTCGTTTGTAAACTTTTCCATTGGGATTATTTTGTTATAAGATACTACCGTACCAATTTCTTCTACTAGTTCTCTCTCAAGTGCTTGTAATGGCGATTCCCCATCTTCAACACGGCCACCAACTAAACCCCATGTGCCTGCATGTCGCTTGCGGTTGCGCAACAAAAATAAGTATCTGTGTGTTGATTTGCTGTAAACTAATGCACCACAGCCTATATAGCCAGACTCCACTCACCACCTCGATATAAACCTTCAACGCTTTTGACCCATTCTAACCCGGTCCAGCGATATTGAACACCAGTATTTGTATTGGTTACATATTCTGTATCTGTAATTTCACCGCTATCGAACACAACGATCCATCTTGATCCGTTATATTCTATTATGTCGTTCCCACTAGCAACTATATCACCCCAGACACTGTAGTTTTCGTTATCTTCAGCACCAATGTGATCTGTAAGCAAGTAGCGTGTTCCTGTAGTAGGGCTTGTTAAACTACTGTCTACAGTAATGTTGATTGGATTTATAATTTTAGCTACTGCCTCTAGTGTGTTGAGAGGCATTGTATCTTCGGTTGGGGTAAACAATAGTATAGTTGGATCTGTTGGGTGATACGCAATTTGCCCTATCAGTTCGTTACCAGTTGCTAACTCTAATCTTATCTCTGTGGTACCTGTAACCAGTGTGCCATATACCCCAATCAGTGCTTCCCAAGTTTCTTTTGTTGGAGCAACTTTGGTTATAACACCAGCCTCGCTAACAACTTCTTCTGGCTTAACCAACTTCATTTGATTTCCAGTATAGTAAATGCCATACTCTAACGGTGTGACTTTTACACGGGCAACAAGATTGCTTAATACAGTATCCTCATTGAATTCACCCTGCTCGTCATAAACACTACCAATAAACTTTTGTATCACACCAAGACGCTTAACCTTAGCAGGACTTGCGATCCAAATTGGCATTTCAAAAGTAAGACTAGCAATGTCTATACTTTCATCTGCTCCCATCGGCACAGTCCTTGAACTCCATGACATATCAGTTAATTGTACAAAAGTTAAACTAGCCCAATCAACATAATTATCTGTTGACTGAATTTCAAAACTTGGATTGAATAACGTAGCAATTTGCTCTACTATTTGCATTTTTTGTTCAGTGTTGCTCGACCAAATATCCAAGATAATTGTTAACTTATAAGGAACAGGCATTAGTCTTTCAACAGTATAACTATCTCCCTGTTGATCAGTATATGTTCCAGTCTCGGGATCGTACTGACGTTGACGTAAGTTAATCTTTCCTACATGTGTAGGATCCTGCATGCGGGACTGATCATATTGCAGTGCTGAAATATATGCACTCATAGCAGGCACGCCATTGAGTGCATTCTCACTATTATTGCGTAGGATAGTAGCGGCTTGTCTGCTTTGGTCCCCGTAGTATATGGGAACAGTCTGTAGCGTTTTTACACCGTCAGCGTTTTTACCAAATTCAACTTGGAATCCGCTGAGTATTCGCATAAATTGAACTAGGAATCTGCGTATTTGTCCATCGTAAAAAAATTGTTGAGCCATTAATTATCTGCCTTAGCCTTTAATGCATCACTAAGACTTTGTCTTACTGTTACATTGCCTGAATTGTTTGTGTATGTTTCTGTGTTGTTTACAAAGCCACTACGTTGTGTGGTGTTCTCTGATCCTGGTGTAAGTGTTGTTCTTACGTTATCTTCAATTTTCACCCAACGTCTCCCGTCATATCTAAACAGCCTGTTTGGCAAGTAGTCTGATCTAAGTGCATAGTCACCTACTGATGGCCCATTCGGGAAAGCAATGCCAACTGTTACTGGCATACCATTTGGTCCTAGCCCTGTCCCTGTTAAATATCCTTCTGGTACTGCTTGTGGACTCAAGATAGCATAGTCTGTGCTTACACTATCGCTATCAGCAGTAACATTACCGTCAGCAGTTACACCAACTGGGTCACCTGGATACTTGCCGTCTGGCGTTGTTGACTTAATGTAAAGATGACTAATATCGTAGCCACTTAGTGGAACTTCTTTTTCTGCTTCTTTGATAATAGCATTGTTTATATTCTGATAAGTTTCAATAGTACTCTGTACACTGCCGAGACTAACATTGCCATTGGTTGGATCCCAATCAGGAGCATCAACTTTAATATTATCAAGTATGTCTTTGTATTCTTGACTGTCTGTCAGCGGATTAAGTTTCACACGCCATAAGTGAGGCCACCAAGTTTGACTAAACCCGTCAGCGGCATTTTGACAATCACTTACTACGTAGAATCTTTTAAGTGCAACAGGCAGTGTGTCATCTAGTGGATAATAATCTAATAGATGTTGTAGCTCTAGCACATCACCGTTCATCATTTTACGACCTAGTGATTGTACCATGTCGTTAATGTGGAACGTCATAAACAGTGTGCCTGTTTGTAAGAACATGCCAAATTGGCTCAGATCAAACGTAGTATCCTGTACTGTGTAAATTCCACGCATTGGATAAATGTCAGTGTCGTACTTACGGTCTCTGTTCTCTAAGAAGAACAAGTCCTGAATATTTTTTTCACTTTGAGTTGTATAACTCGGCTCGCTCGGGTTGTCGTAAAATTTAATAGTACTGCCACTAAGCAGTGCTATAGTTGTGCTGTTGTTTAGTGTAACAGTTGTTGCATTTTTAGCAATAACTTTGGTATCTGCAGGAATGCCTGTCCCAGACACATAATAATTTAATTCGATATTTGATGTACTAGCAAAAGAAAGAACAACACCTGCAGAACCTTGTGTCGCATTAGTTACTTTTACTGTGTTCTGTTCCTGAGTACCAAGGTATTTGTGTACGTTTACCCCAGTGCCACCGACAGTGAATTCTTCGCCGATAACACGATCCATAAACTTGTAATCGTTTGAGTGTCTTCCGTCTTTCCAGAGTGATAACCGTGGCACAATAAAATCCTATAATATCTAGTATTTAGCGGTATTTAGAACCTGGTGTAAGTTGTTGATTCTAATAGGTGCTTGACATATATACTCAATGAGCGTATAATAGTACTTTGTTAGATAATTAAGGAGCGTATAATATGGCAATTAATACTAAAGCGAAAGCTAAAATGCAAAAACTAGCAGACGAAAAAGGTACTGGGCCCGAGCCAGTGTGGGATACCGAACGTGCATTAAAAATGGACGAAGCTGAATTTGACCACCACATGCGACAAAGTTTTAATTACTACAACTATCATTATTCGCCAAAGGATCTTAAAAAGTATTTGGTATCATGGATGCAGGACAGTGGTTACAAAAAAGAAGATGTAAGCAACTTTGTACGAAGTTCAGACCGTAGCTTGTCATTGACAGCATGCAGTTTGGTTAAGGCACACAAACAAGGCATGCCGCTGAAAGAGCCACATGTTAAATATCTTAGGGAAACTATCGAACACGTGACCAAACTTGTTGACCCTATCGAAATTCAGGAAGAAGGCAGTAAGAAGGTAACTGCACCAAGCCAAGTAAAAACCATCCAAGACAGGTTGCAGGAAAAGACTAACGAGCACCTTGCACACTTTGATGGGCTGGTCGACGACTTGATTGTAGGCAAGAAGATTGATCCCAAAGCATTTGAATATTTCAAAGCCAGCAATGTACCACAAGCACAATTGAGCCGGTATACAGAATGGGCCGAGCAGTATGTTGGCGAACTTAAAGAAGCACAACTAGGTACTGACGAAGATTTAACAGAAGCATATAGTCATTACAGGGCCGCAGACTTCAGACGCATATTTGGATTCTTTGACAAGTTCCAAGATGCAATAGAACAGTATAGACAAGTTAAGAAGCAAACCAAAAAAGCAAAGGTCAAACGAGCCCCCAATAAGGAAAAATCAGTTAGCAAGATGAAGTACCTAAAAGAGGACAACGTACTTAAACTAGTGTCTATTAATCCTGTTGATATTATAGGCGCACAAGAACTTTGGGTGTATAATGTTAAAACACGTAAGATGTTTAAGTATGTAGCAGACGATACCTTTGGACCCCTAAGCGTTAAAGGAACCAGCATTTTAGGCTACGATACTGTCAAAAGTCAGGGTAAAACGGTCCGCAAACCTGAACAAAAGTTACTAGAGTTTATGAAAGCGGGTAAAGTACAGTTACGTAAGTTTTTAGATGAGATAAAAGCTGTGAGTATACCTGCCAATGGTCGCATTAACAAAGACATACTCCTGCTAAAGGCTTTGTAGCCAATATTAGTAACCTGATAAATACATTATAAGGATAATACTAATATGGCTGAACAAGATCTATCACCAACATTTTTTGCTAACGGAAACCTAAGGACCGATAGCCTCTATGTGCCTGCTACGGGCACCGGGCACGGGCATGTTAAGTATGACCCAGATGGGAACTTCGGTGATGTAACCACAGTACCAGTAGACGGAACAGTACAATTAAAACGTGGTGAAATCACAGATTACATTAGATTGCGTTTAGCAGATGGTATTGTTGATGTCGAACTTGATACAGAACACTACAATTTGGCTATTGACCAAGCCGTAATTAAATATCGCCAGCGAGCTGGCAACAGTCAAGAAGAATCGTATGCGTTCTTAAAACTAAAGCCAGAAACACAAGAATATATTTTGCCTAGTACTGTTATGGATGTACGAGCCGCATACAGACGAGGTATAGGTAGTGTTACAGGTACAACAGCAAGTCAGTTCGAACCGTTTGCTAGTGGTTATCTTAACACGTATATGCTAGTAGCAGGTCGTGTGGGGGGATTATTAAGTTATGAACTGTTTGTTGACTACCAAAAGCAAGCAATGAAAATGTTTGGAGGGTATCTGAATTTTACTTACAACAGGACTACACGTAAGTTAACCCTTATTCGTAAGATACCTTTTCAAGGTACTATCCCTAGAGAAGAAGACATGGAGGATTGTTTACTTCACATATATAACTATAAGCCAGACAGCATGTTGTTAAATGACTACCAGGCTTTTCCGTGGTTACAAGAGTATGCATATAGTTTTGCTAAACGCATACTCGGCGAAGCACGTGAAAAATTTGCTACTATCGCAGGACCACAAGGCGGAACCGTTCTGAACGGTGCTAGTCTTAAAGCAGAAGCAAATGAAGAAATGGCATCTTTAGAGCAACAACTTAGAGATTATATTGATGGTAGTATTCCGATAACTTGGGTAATTGGGTAATGAGAGCAAAAGAATTTATTAAAGAAGATCATTATAAAGGGCACGTGTCTAGTAACTTGAAATACTCTGGAGTACACGCAGTCGAACTTGGCAATGAACACTATTACGATCATTATAGGATTGGATTAGCAATGGCTGGTGCCCCGGATATTAAAACACCCAAAGCTGGCCCCACGAAAGACAATGCACATATATGGATGTATTCTGACGCAGACGAACTAATTGCCAAAACTGCTATGAAACAGCAAGGTATTAAAGGCAAGACTATGGTTCCTAAAGGCAGTAGAGAGCATCCGATTGTTAATAAACTTAGTCCTGTAGCTAAACCTAAAAAGAACAAATACGGCGTTTGATTCTTAACTTAATTGTGTTATAATCTATCTATGATTATAGGAATATGTGGATTCATTGGATCCGGCAAAGACACAGTAGCAAACTACCTAGTAGATGAACACAATTATCAACGTGACAGTTTTGCTGGCGCACTTAACGACGCTGTAGCATCTATCTTTGGTTGGGATAGACAACTGCTCGAAGGTGCAACCCCTGAAGCACGTGAATGGCGAGAACAAGTAGACGCTTGGTGGGCAGAAAGACTAAACATGCCCGAACTTACTCCACGTTGGGTACTGCAATACTGGGGTACAGAAGTTTGTCGTAAAAGTTTCCACAATGATATATGGATTGCTAGTTTAGAACATAGGCTGTTACAGCAAGATAGCGACATAGTCATTAGCGATGTACGTTTCCCAAACGAAGTTGAAGTGATAAAGAAAGCAGGCGGAAAAGTGTGGTGGGTCCAGCGTGGAGCACTGCCAGAATGGTATCCGCAAGGTATGTTAGCCAGTAACGGCTACGAGGATGCAGTTAAACAATTAGAAGAACAAAACGTACACATAAGTGAATGGGCTTGGCTACAAACTGTGTTTGACCTAGTGCTTAACAACAACAGCACTGTAAATCATCTCTACTCTAAGATCAGTAGCCGACTTTAATCAAACTTAATACTTTCTAATTCTAAGATCGAATCGTAACTTATTATTTGTTCTAACAAGTCTATATTCTCAACTTTCCCTACAACCGGGAATCCTATATACGATTTAATTTTTTCAATACCATGTTGATCTACAAATTTAGGATCATGTTGCTGAAACTTTTCTATTAGTTGATCTTCTTCATTGAACTTATCAGTAGACACTGTAATTAAGTTAATACCAGGTTTAGCAACATCATGAAACTTACAAGTCTGGCTTATGTTGGTAAAATCCTTCTCGGTGTATACTTGTAAAGGACCATGTCCAACGTAAGGGTTTTGTAGTCTAAGATCTCCAATATCCAATTTGGACTTAAACTTGTAGTCTTCTAGTGCAAAGCCGCTGTCGTTGTACCATTCTATCTGCATCCAACCTATCCTACTAGGCGTAACATTATCCTGTAATATATGTAAACCGTAATGCAAATCGTGTATAACATGATCCAGATCTGCAGGGATACTGTCAAATCCATCTACTAGCAGTTGTTCTATATCTTTGTGTAATTGTGTTGTGTTTTCAAGGGTAAGCTCGTTAACATCCCAGTTCCAACGGAAGTGATTGTTTGCTTGTTCTGCCAAACTACTTAGGTACTGTCTTGTAAATTTAGGTCGATCTCGATATACAGGAAATGACTGTTGATAATTTGACTTAACTAAACTGTAATACCTTGCACCAACATCGCTGTCATCAATGTTACAGATCAGCTGGTTGAAGTTTTTAAATTTTATTAAGAATTTCATATATCGTCTTTGATGGAACTTTCGACCCAGGAGTTTGTAGTCTGTTGTAGTTCTATCCTACAGTTAGCACATACGCTTCTTAGATTAACCCAATTGTTATTTTTTAAATTACCATCTACATAAAAAACAAACATCTGTTGTTTGTGTTTAGCTTTGAATCCGCATCGTTCGCAAGTTAATTTTTTCTTATAGCCAGCACGTAGCCAGGCGGCAACCTGTTTTCCCCTTTTACCCTGTCGAGCACAACCGGAACACTGTTTTCTATAACGGACTTTGCCTTTAGAATAGTAGTTTATTGCCACTGGATTACCGTGACATGTGGGACATAAAGGACGTTGCATGCTAGTATTTATAAGCAAACCTTTCGAAAGGCATCTAAACGACCTAAAATCTATAGTGTTATTATAAATATAACAAAGTTTCTTAAAAAGGAAAAGAACATGGCATTAGTATCCCCAGGAGTAGAAATTACCGTAACAGACGAAAGTCAATACGTTCCAGGTGCAGTCGGAACTGTACCACTTATTATAATGGCCACAGCCCAGGACAAAACAAATCCCTCAGGCACAACAGCCGCAGACACAACAGCCGCTAGAGCAAATAAGTTATTGACTTATAATAGCCAAAGAGAACTTATTGCCGCAATGGGATATCCCAGCTTTAAGCAAAGCGCCGCAGGCACACCATTGCATGGTGACGAGAGAAATGAATATGGCTTAATGGCAGCTTATAGCGCATTGGGTAATGTAAACAAAATTTTTGCTATTAGAGCAAATGTTGACTTAGATCAACTAGCACCAACAGCAGTTCGCCCAACAGGCGCAGTAGCAAACAACACACATTGGTTAGATTTGAGTGTAAGTGCATGGGGCATTTATTCATGGAATGCTAGTACAAATACATTTACAAATAATACTCCGTTGCTGATCACAAGCACAGCTGATCAAACACTAGTTAGTAGCATCTATGTACCTAAAGCAAGCATTGGACAAATTGGTCAGTATGCTGTATCATTTGGCACAGGAAGCAGTGCTAACTTGTTCCTTAAAGCTGGTGGAGATTTACCAACAGGTGATGCAAAGTACAACACATGGGTACGTATAGGAACAGATGATTGGGCAACTAGTATTGCTACAATCCAAGGTACAGCAAGTTCACCAAGTATTCCTGCAAGCACTCCAGCCGCTACAGTTACAATTAACGGCGATACCGTTACTATTGGTAATACTGGCGCTGGTAGGACACTAGACCAAGTTGTTAGCTCAATCAACACTGCCGCAGTTACTGGTGTTACAGCCGCTAATGTAGGCAACAAGTTGTACTTGTATGCTTCAAGCCTAGCAGAAAGCGACGGAGCAACAGCAGACGGAAAGATTGCAATTGCTAACGGATCAGGAACTCCATTAACAACATTGGGCATTACAGCAGGAACATACGCTAACCCACTATTGCTTTACGGTAGCTTTGCCGCATATCCAAGTTGGAGAAGCACAGACACAACACCACGTCCGACAGGTTCAGTATTTGCTAAACTTGGTGCAACTGGTTCAGGTGCTGATTTGACTATTAAAAAGTACAGCACAACCACAGATATATTCACTACACAGGCTGCTCCTTTCTACAACAGAGCAGAAAATGCACTTTATGGTTTAGATCCAGCTGGTGGCGGTAATGGTATTGCCGCTGGTACACTTTGGGTTGCTTATGATCCATTACGTACAAGCACAGGTGGTTACAAGCCATTTAGTCGTAGAGTAGCAGGACAAACAGTAGTTAGTGGTACTGCAACAGCCGCTAATCCATTTACTGCCACTGAGCAACTAAAGATTGGTGTTACCAGTATTGGCTCAGCAGTGATTACAGAGTACACAGTAGTATTGTCAGGTACATCACCAGCACTTTTTGTAAGCGACATACTAGCACTTAACATTCCAGAGTTAGACATTAGTGTAAGTAGTACAAATGTTATTACTTTCACTCATATCTATGGTGGTGATATTTACCTAACAGATGTTTCGGGTACACCAACAGCAGATGCAGGTTTTTCAAGTAGCACAACAGGTACTATATTGTACGCTGGCAGTGTTCTTGCATTGACTAACTGGGAAGCACTAACATACACATACAGCACCACTGCTCCATACCAAGCACCAGCAGACGGCACACTTTGGTACTATAGTGACGCTGCCGCAGTTGATATTATGATTGCTGATATCGGTGGCTGGAAAGGCTACAAGAGCAGTTACTATGACGGGTCAACAACAGATGCACGTGGTTTTAATTTAAGTCTGACAGATGCAAACGGTGTGCAAGTTAGTGCAACCGAGCCAACATTCCAAAGCGATGGTGTAACTTCACTCAAAGCAGGTGATTTGTGGTTAGACAGCAGTGATTTAGAAAACTATCCAAAACTTTATCGCTACAGTGGTACTGCTTTTGTATTAATTGACAACACAGATCAAACAAGTCAGAATGGTATCGTGTTTGCAGATGCACGTTGGGATACAGATGGTACTACAGACATTATCACAGGAGCTCTACCATCAATTACAAGTTTGTTAGCAAGTGATTATATTGACCAAGACGCACCGGACTATAGACTTTTCCCACGTGGTACACTTTTGTGGAACATGCGTAGAGGTGGATACAACATTAAACAGTACGTAAATGATAAGTTTAACGCAACTGCATTCCCAACTTTGCCAGCAGTTCCAGGCGCGGGTAGCAGTTTACCAACTGTAAAGAACACATGGCAAACACAAAGTGGAGTACAAACTAGTGGTGCTATGAATGCAGGACGTAAAGCACAAAGACAATCAATTGTAGCCGCAATGCAAAGTGCAGTAACAGCAAATACTGAAGTGCGTGAAGATCAATATAGTTTTAATATTATTGCCGCACCAGGGTATGAAGAAGTAATTGATGAAATGGTAGCTCTTAATAACGATCGCAAGAATACAGCGTTTGTTATTGGTGATACCCCGTTACGCCTAGCACCAACTGCTACTGACATTGCTGCCTGGAGTAATAATACTAACGGAGACGGACTATCAACTAGTGATCCGTACTTAGGTGTGTATTATCCAGCAGGTCTGACTTCAGACTTACAAGGCAACGCTATTGTTGTCCCATCAAGTCATATGGCACTGCGCACAATGATCTTTAACGATAATGTTGCGTATCAGTGGTTTGCACCAGCAGGTACAAGACGAGGTCTAGTAGACAATGCTTCTAGTGTTGGTTATATTAACTCAACAACAGGAGAGTTTGAAACTAACAGTATTAGAGTAGGACTACGCGATACACTGTACGAAAACAAGATCAACCCAATTACTAATTTGCCAGGCATTGGCTTAGTTGTATTTGGACAGAAGACTCGTAATCCAACCGCAAGTAGTTTGGATCGTATTAACGTAGCACGTTTAGTTAACTTTATACGAACATCACTTGCAAGAGTTGGAGATGGATTCTTGTTTGAACCAAACGATAAAATAACAAGAGATCAAATCTCAAATATTATTAGTGGCTCACTAAATGATTTAGTTTCTAAACGTGGTCTTTTTGACTACTTGGTAGTTTGCGATAATTCAAACAATACTCCGACACGTATTGCACGTAACGAGTTGTATGTTGATATTGCTATTGAACCAATGAAGGCAGTTGAATTTATCTTCATTCCAATTAGACTAAAAAATCCAGGTGATATAGCCGCAGGAACTTTATAATAGTAGTACTTAATAGAGCCTCCGGGCTCCGTTAACACAATGGGTATTTTCGATAAATACTTATAACAGGAGAACATAATATGGCAATATCGTCATTAAACAGATTTACAGTACCTTTGAGTACAGACCAGAGTGCAAGTACTCAAGGTTTGTTAATGCCAAAGATGAAATACCGCTTCCGGGCGATATTTGAAAACTTTGGTGTTAGTAGCGAAAAAGTAGAGCTCACAAAACAAGTAGTAAGTATTGCCAGACCAAATCTTAACTTTGACCCAATTACACTTGATGTGTATAACAGTAAAGTTAAGTTAATAGGTAAACCAAACTGGCAGGACATCACAGTTGCATTGCGTGATGATGCTGGCGGGAATGTTAGCAAACTTGTTGGAGAACAAATTCAGAAACAATTCGACTTTGCAGAACAAGCATCAGCAAGTTCAGGTATTGATTACAAATTTGTTCTTAAGTTCGAAATGCTGGATGGTGGTAACGGAGCCAATGAAGCTAATGTTTTGGAAACGTGGGAACTATATGGTGCATTGGTAAGCCAAGTAAACTATGGTGACATGGACTACAGTTCAAATGATCCTGCACAAATTGATTTAACAATTATGTATGATAACGCAGTCCAGACACCAACTGGTACAGGCGTAGGATCAGCAGTAGGAAGAACTTTAGGTACACTAGTTACAGGTGGTGGTTAATATTTAAATTAGGCACTAAGACAATACCCGGACAAAAAATCCGGGTATTTTTTTGGGATAAATACCATATAAGGCTCTATATATGGCAAACATTTTTGACGGATTTTTAAGACAACTAGGTACTGGCGATACAGTAAAAGACTACAAACACGCCAGTAGACTAATGGTCACTGACAACTATAGGTTGTCTCCTAAGTATACATGGCTATATCATGTATTTTTTGACTTTGCTAGTACAGCATCGTACGCTAGGACCAAGCAACTAGAAACTGGGATGTTGGTTAAAGCAGTTACTTTGCCACGATACACAGTTGATAATACAGAATTAAATAGTTACAATAGAAAAGACATTGTTCAAACAAAATTACGTTATCCTTCAATTGATATTGAATTTCATGACGATTCAGCAGATGTAGTTAGACACTTTTGGTTTGACTACTTAACACATTACTATCGCGACACAGATTTAGGTTACAAGTCATCTTCGGGATCTGAATCGGGCGAAGTAAACAGTACCTATTATAGAAACTCCAAGTATAGACCGAGGGTAGAGGGCGGAGAAGTTTTTGTGCCTGGTTTATCAGAAGGCTCAACAGGGTTAAATGACTTTGGTTATGCCCCGAGAGGCACGTCATTTGGTACACCACAATACTTAAATGCCATCAGAGTGTATAGCTTACATCAAAAAAGATTCAGTGAATACACGTTAATTAACCCTATAATTACAAAATTTGAACACGGTAATCATGATGCTAGTCAAAATGCTACATTAAGTCATAGGATGACAGTTGACTTCACAACAGTCTTGTACGCAACAGGAGACGTCAATCCCTCAACAGTAATTGGCTTTGGTGAGTTACATTATGACAAGTCGCCAAGTCCACTCACACCGCAAGGCGGCGGGGTAGAAAGTATATTAGGCCCAGGAGGTTTTGTTAACGCAATTGATACAATACTGTCTGAAAGTGGCATAGGTGGGGCCAGGGGAACAAATGCCGCTGGCGTAGGTAGTGCATTGTTTACCGCGTTTAGAACTTTTCAAAATCTAGAAACTAATAATACAGATCTTAAAGGACTTGCTGAAACAGAGCTAACACA